CTTGTGGGCTCATGGGGCTAAAGTGATCCGGACTATCCAGGGCGATGAACTCCAATGCCAGGCCATATGCAAGTGTGAGGCCGCCGTGGAAGCGGGGGATGTTCTGACCAAGGACAGCAGAGACTATCCCGTCCTCGGGCTCGTGGGCGTCTCTTATGACGGCTCTATGAGATCGGTGGCCCTGGGCGGATCACGAAGCGGTGGAGCCTGAGATGGCCGATGTCACAGATGCACAGGCTGAAAAGCTCATCAAACTTTACACAAAAGCTGAAAAAGATATATTGGCCGAAGTGACCAGAGCTCTCCTCAAAGGCAATTCTACCTACCAGCTCAAAGCGATGCTCAAAAACGTCCGGAAGATCAGGAAGGATCTCCTGGAGGGTGCTAGGGACTGGTCTGAGCAAGCCATCCAGCAAGCTTACGAGGCCGGGATGAAGAGCACGGGCCTGGGAGGCGGGGTAGGGTTCAATGCCGTCCATCAGCAGGCGGTCGCCGTCCTGGCAGAGAACGCCTATGGCCGTTTTGAGATCGTAGATCAGGTTATTGGCAGGCGGGTCAACGACGTGTATCGTTCCATTGCCCTTGAAAATGTGACAGGCCAGGTGGTGGGCTATCAGACCTGGCAGCAGACCGCCAAAAGGATTAGGGCCGACATGGCCGCGAGGGGCATCACAGGCTTTGTGGATGCGGCGGGCAAGCGGTGGAACATGGAGACATATGCTGAGATGATCGCCCGGACCGTTCCCAGGGCCGCTATGATCGAAGGCACAAAGAATCGGCTTCTGGAGCATGGATATGACCTGGCTCAAGTGGTGGGTGGATCTTCTTCTAGAACTTGTGACAAATGCATGCGATGGGTAGGCCGGACCGTGAGCCTCACTGGGACGACATCAGGCTATCCGACTCTGGCCGATGCCCTGGGAGACGGCCTATTCCATCCCAATTGTACTCATAATATAGCGATTGCCGGAACTTTTGAAGAAGCCATAGAAAGGGCAGGAGGATGATATGGTAGTGCGATGGCATGGGCCACAGATCGAGAAAATTGTGATATCCGCTGCCATGGAAGGTATCCGGGAAAGCGCCGAACTGATATCAAAAAAGTGGGTCGAGACGATACCATATGCCACTGGAGAGCTGGCTTCACATGTCCAACCCGCCAAGACGGGCGCACAGCAGTACACGATCTCATCTACCGGGCCTTATGCTGCTAGGCAGGAGTTTGACGCATCTTTGCGGCATCCCGATCCTACAAACCCAATGTCCCGATCTGGCCGGAAGGCTCATGCTGGCCGGGATGCTTTGACTAGCAATGAGAAGAACATTGAAAAACTGGTTGGCGCGAAAATCAAGGCGGCTCTTAGATGACTGACTTGGGAACTGACATAGCCACGTATCTGGTGGCACAGGGATACGGCACGATAGGAACCGACATATTTCTTGATGAACTCCACGATTTGCCCGCTGACCAGATCGCCGTCTTCACGGGCGGCGGGGCGGAACCGGACGAAGTACAGGGCAGTACGCGGGCGGTAGATTATCCATCGCTTGATGTTCAGGTTCGGAGCACGTCCAAGGCCACCGCCAGGACGGACGCAGAGGCTATCAGAATTCTTTTAGACTGTAACACCATCAACGATGCGACTTTGTATGCCGCGTCAAGTGCTCCGATTTATTTAGGTCGTGATGATAACAACAGGCACCGATTTGTAGCGACTTTTACAGCTGCAAAAGAACGAATTTAGGAGAGTGTAATATGGCTAAGATTAAGGGTATAAATTGCAAACTCTATGATGGAACCGCCGTGATCCTAACAACGGATTGGACTATCGATGAGGGCATGGAGCTGATCGAGACTTCTGAGCAGGGAGACACCGGGGAAGAGTGGACAGCCACATTCACCAACGGCAGCGTAAGCTTCAACGGCTTCTATGATCCAAGCGACGCTACTCTCTTGGGGCTGATCACCAAGCTCCGGGCGGGCACTCCGATCACCTTCACGGGCATCTTCACGGGCACTAAGGCCTCGGGAAGTGCGGTGGGCGTGACTGGATCGATGATAGTCGAGAAGTTCTCCAGGAAGACCGACAAGAAGGGCATGGTCGAGTACTCTGCCAGCGCCAAGATCTCCGGAACTGCATCCGATGCCACCAACCTCTAGGGAGGCCTGACCAATGGCCAAAACTAGAGGCATATGGTCCGCCTTCTACTGCCAGACTAGCGCCGCATCAGTCGAGGATACCGCAATGGCCATGGACCGAGTGGGCACGACATTATGGTATCAAGTAACCTCATCAGCGGATTACTACTGGGACAAGGCGAAAGCAATTAAGGTCTACGACGGCGTAACGGAAGTTGTGCCGCTGGAGATCGATTATGCGGCGGGTGCCGTGCGGCTGGCTACCGTAGCAACCGGAGCGGTCACTGCAGACGCCTACAAGTTTGCTTGTGCCCAGCTCGGAGGGTTCCGGTCATTCTCTCTGGATGAGAGCATGGAACTGATCGAGTGCGGCTGTTTCGAAGACGAGGGCGAAGTCTATGAGCCGGGAGCCTATTCTGCTTCTGGCTCGGGGGAAGGGTTCTGGAGTTCTGTAGACGCTTACCACGATTTCAACGGCCTGACCCTTCTGGCCAAACCCATAGGAGCGGCAGGCAACGCGGTGGCGGCAAAGTGCGTCGTGTCGGGGAACAGCACGCCGCTGTCTATTTCAGTGGCAGGAACCGTTATAACAATTAATTCCGCCACTTCCGTAGCCGGTGCAGCCACTTCCAAGAACTGGGAGATCAAGAATGCGATCGAGGCTCACGCCGAAGCTTCGGTACTCGTGCGGTGCAGGTACACAACGAACTATGCGACTAACAGCCAAACCGTGATGGGCGCTATAACCCAAGCCAGCCTTTCCGGAGGAGCTGTCCCCGAGATGCTATCCAGGTTTGGAGAGGAAGTTATCGCCGTCTTTTATTGGGACTCCGGGGCTTCGCTGATCCGGACATCCGGCCTGATAACTTTCGAAGGCCAGACGGTGGACACGGCAGTTAAGGGACTAGTAGGCAAGAGCCTGAAATTCAAAGCTCTGGGTCTACTCTATGACCACGCGGGCTGAGGGCGATGAGTATCTGCGATGCAGATATGAGCCTTCGCTCCTCTTTTTAGGGTGCGAAGTATTACCTTTCTATAGCTAATCAGTATTGATAAAAATGGAGCGATATTAATGGAAATAATGACATCAATCGAGATAGGCGGTCAGCAATACTTTCTGAAGTATCCCGGACTGGTACAGATCCTTATCGAAAAGAAATCTGCGGATTTCCTGAACTTGAAGATCCCGAGACCCACTATTCAAATGCTTTTCCAGATGGCCGCAATTGATGGGTCTGTCGAGATCCAGGCTTACCTACTCTGGCAGGGGATCATGGGCGGCATGCCAGAACGCCGAAACATGAAATTCGAAGAAGCCGTGGAACTGAGAGAGAAGTTCCTGGAAGGCAATGAGCTGGACGACGGCACCAGGTACAAGACGTTCCTTGAGACGATAGGGGAGGCCATAGACGCGGCTTTTGGTGCTGACAGAAAAAAGTCTCTGACGAAGAGGGAGGAGGAGGCGAAAGCAGCCAGGATCGAGGAGCTGGAGAAGATATATGCAGCCAAGATCCGGGCAGAAGAGAAGGCTGGAACTGGGAAACAGCATGGAAAGAAGCCATCGGAATCCTAGGGCTTTCTACTTCTGAGTTCCTTGAACTTACGCCAGCCGAGTACAATGTCAAGCTGGCGGCCTATAATCGGCTGCAGGATGAGAAAACCCGAAGATCAAGACTGCTGGCCTATTGGGTAGGGGCCTGCGTCCGGTGCGGCATGGGCAAAGACTATCCAGATTTTGATGAGATCTTTCCCGAACCTGGGGAAGAAGTACCGCTATCTGACGAAGAACTAATAGCCGAATGTCAGGCTAAAGGCATTCGGCCACCGGACTAGAGGTTTCATGGGTCAAAACGTTGGCGAAGTTGACATTAAGGTACAGCTTGACAAGGCATCTCTCTCAAGTTCTCTGAGATCCGCCAAGGGGGACGTTGACTCTTGGGCTTCGGACGTAGAGTCCAGGACCAGCAAGCTGGGCTCATCTATCGCGGGCCTG